TGGCCATTGTGGTCGCATTTATAATTCCGATTTGCATTGCCATATCGTTTATTTTTTTTGGGTTATCGTTTTATTCTCACATTAAAATCAAGTACCAGGTGATGCACTTCGCTCCAATCTTCATACAGATCGGCACGCCCGGCAAACGAAACACTATTCACCACCACACCTTCCACTGTTCCGCTGTACCGGTCCAGTTCTGTTCTCACTGCAGCTGCTATGTCAATTGCCTGCTGATACGATTTACTGAACACATTCACGCTCCATCTCTCAGTGTCCAGCAGCGAAACGCCATCCTTTGTATTGGTCGGATTATTGCTCACACAATTGTAAGTAATAGCCGGAAGGTCAGTTTCCTGTAATCTGCGTTGTGGAAAAATATGCGTGCCAACAAACCCGGCAATGGTGCCGTCATTTGCAAGCAGGCTGTATAATACTTTTCCGGTCATTTCTTTTTAAACTTTGTAATCGTCTTATCAATATCTTCCTTGAGTCCTTTTGAAATCAAAGCTTCTGTTTTGCCCTTGTTTGCCGATATTGCCGGCCTCATGTAAGGCTTTGCCGGTTGATCTTCCCGGTACTTCTTACCTCTTTGCACATTGCCCACCCATCCGAAAGCAGGATTATCCGATTCCCTTTTATAGCCGCCCGGCTTTGTCACAATACCGCTGGTCCCGAATTCAATAAAGTGGCTGAACCATGCATCCTTACCCCGTGGTTTTATGCTTCCGGCTATTTTTTTCGCGCTCTTAATTTGTGCAAATCGTATGCTTTTCGCCACTCGCTTGCTGGTACCTGAAACATTCGCTTTGGCAGCAACAATAATTGGCCGCGATGCTTTTCTCAATATTGAAAGAACTACCTTCTTTTGAGTAACATTATCCAGCTTTTTCAGCAGCCTGGTAGCTTCCTTATAGCCGTCAATCTCACTTACCTTTGCCATTATGGGTAAACCCTTATTTCAATCACCGTACCTGTCAATAATTCATCCTTTGCTGTAGTTGCATCAGTCAGCGTAAGCACATGCACGGCATCAACCGAAGCCCGGTAAGTCTGCACAATGTCGGTCATGTTATTCGTGGTATTCTTTTGCAGGATATTGCATACAGTTTTGCCATCGGTAAATTCATCCACAAGTGTCCCTTCATACACTCCTTCCGAAGCCCTGGTCCACACAACGGCACCCGATAAAGTATTTTCAATCACAGTGGCAACTGGTGCATCATCTTCAGCCTGGGTAAGCAAAGCAGTATATACCCTGTAACCTCTTAATGCACGCTTCGTGGCTATGTCTGCTGCCGATGATTTCTTTGGTGCTTCCATCCTTACAAAATCATATATTTCTTATTAAAAAAATCTTTGCGTGATTCTTTCTTTTACGTCTGAACGATTTAAAAACATCACGCAATTTCCTGCTGCAAGTAATATTGTTCATCTTCCGTAACCAAATAATTCAATCCATCTTCAGTCAAAATCAATCCGTTTCCTATCCGGTAATATCCGTTTGCGAATCTTTCATTTCGCATTCAAGCACCAGGTACTTGTTCCGTTCTTCTTCCTGAATACTTCTTACATCCCACAGATTGCCGCCATACTCAATCGCATTCACCTGTGTTAATCCTGTGCGCCACCTTATCCTGAAACTTTCCACCGTCACACCTACCTGTTGGTTTGCGCTCTGCTGTTCACCACCCCGTTTCCACACCTTTTCAGCGTATGTTGGTGTAATCACAGAATAACTTACCACCTGTTCCCCGGTGGCGTTTTGCGTTGTTTCACGCTTCAGCAGTGTTATTTTCCTGTCAAATACCATCAGAAACGAAAGCAACGATAAGGTTTCAGCAGATATTCCGATCCGCGCGGCATTTCATTCACGGTCCGTGGTGTCACATCTTCACGGTTATCAAACCATGTACGCACCATCATCAGCACCGCCTGTTTAATTCCGGCTGGAACAGCTGCTGCAGTTGCATACCCTGCTACATATTCAATCGTCACATCACCTTCGCCACCACGTGCACTTGGCCACCATGTTACACCAAAAGCTGGCAACAATATCGCAGGTTCTTCCCAATCCAACAATTTATAATCACTCGAAGCTATTGTTATTTCTGTCCCTGCACTATTAATATACTTCACCGAAGTAATATCACTCACCACAGGCCGCGGAAGCAAAATCTTATTCGAAGTAAACGAAGCCAGCCTCAATTCATAAGTCGATTCCACTATGGTACGCCAGCAGTATTCTTCAGCCGTTTCACGTGCAGCAGTAATCAGCCTGGTAATAAAAGCATCAAAGTCATCAATGCCTTCAAGTCCCTGAATCTGCTCTTTCGCTTCTTCAAGGCTTACCGGTTCCCATGTTGCCGTGATGGTTCTTTTCACTTCGCCAGATATTTCAAAATGTTTTCAGCCGATTTTGGGCCAATCCCTTTTAGGGCTTCAAGCTTTTCCATCGTGTCAAGTGCTTTCACTTCATCCAGTGTAACACCCAGCCCGATCAGCACATCCCTTGCAGGGAAATCATCCGGAAGGTCACCATCTGCTGAATCTTCCAACTCAATGGCAAAACCCAGTTCAATCATTTCTTTAGCAAAAGGCTTTTCGCACACCAAATCAACACCGGCTGCATAGGCATAACCAATACCAACAGGGCTTTTTGTAAACTTAATTTTCATATTATTCTTTTTAAATGTCCATGCAGTCCTTAAAGTCCTTAAATCACACTGTCAAACTTTTGCCATTACTCCCTGGTGCTGCGCGTTCACAGCACCAGGGGATGGCAGTTACCCGGCAAGGTATTTCTTACATGCCAGTCAGCGCGTCAAGCATGGCAGCAAAAGCGGCAGGATGCTTAATTGCAACATCCCAGAACGAATTCACTGTAAGTTTTATCTGATGGGTACCGGCAAGGGTAAATGGGTCAACGGTAATATCAAGACCGGCCCAGTTATAAATATGCATCTGGCTGAAATCGCCAAAAATAATCGGTGAGCACACACCAACACCCGATCCTGAACCTTTGGTAAGGTTATGGGGCACCAGTGTCGAAGCGTATGCAGGATATCCGTTCAGCACCTGTGCATCCTGTCCCCACACAAACACACCCGATCCGGTATCAATCTTCGTATTTTTCAACTGATGTTTTACCTTCGGGTTAGTAAGGTAAGCGGCGGGGTTCAGCATACCATTCGTCAGCTCAACAGCAGCTTCAAGCGGTGTAATGTGCGCATAAGTAGGCAAAACGCCATCGGTACCACCAACCACGTTGCCAATACCGCTGGTAGCAAGCAACCCGGTAGGTTCATTACTTCCACCACCCTTTATAGCGGCAACTTCCACAGCCTGTGCAATGGCAGCCAGAATATCATTCATCACATCATCCTGAATGCCTGGTGAAGTCTGTGCCAGTAACTGTTTACCAATTTTGGTAAAAGCAGCCAGCCTGCGTGGGGTTACCGTAATCTTACTGGTTACAGGGGTAGTTTCGTCAGCATCACCGTTTTCAGTTTCCCATGCCACTGTAGTAGATGTACCTTTTACAAGGTCCAGGTTACCGATCATACCACCAAACGATTTTGCCCCAAGTTTGGCCAATAAAAGCATTGGCCTTAAAGCCATTATCAAACCTTCTTTTTCGGTAGCAATCATCATACCGCCCTGATCCAGTGGATTAGATGTTTGACCCGTAGCACTCAAAGCCCTTTTTTCGTTACGTTCCGCAATAGTACCTAACACCATACTGGGTATCCCGAAACCAATAATATCCTGTCCTGATCCCCTGGCTTCCTGCACAGCTTCTTCATGCATTTCCCCTTCCAGTCCATCAAGATCCTTACCCTGAACTTTCAGTTTAATAGCACGCATAAGGCTATATTTCTTAACCTCTTTTTTGCGTTTATCCTTATCGGCATCATTATGATAGAAACCAGCCATTTCAGCCGCCCTGCGTTCTTCCGCTTCAATCCGTGTCAACTTCACCTTCAGTTCATCAAACTTATTCGCGTATTCGTCATACTGTGTCTGTTCATCAGCAGTAAACTCACGTTTCTCAGTTTTTGCCAGCGTATTCATATCCTGCATAAGCTTATAAAGGTCACCGCGTGCCTCCTTCACCTGCAGCGAAGTTTCCAGTTTTCCGAAAACCGGAAGAACGGCCAGCCCGATGGCGCTGCCCGAAAGAATCTGTGAAATGCTACCTGCCTCAAAAAAGCTGGTTACAAGTGGAATTGCCACGGCTGCTACCAGCAGCGTAAGGCAAACAGTCATGATAATTCTGAATCGTTTCATTGTTTTATTTGTTTTTGGGTTATAATTTATTTTCAAGTTCCAGCATTCGCATCCTGGCATTCACTTCTGTTTCATCCCACACCGGCTTTTCATTCTTTACCGGTTTGCTTCTTTTCGCCACATCCGTATCTTCGTACGCCGGAAACGTCACCGGGCTCACATCCCACAGCCGCGATACTTTCAGTATGGTCCGCAAATCATTCCGGTCATCTTTCTCATCATACTGCCATTTCTGTTCACTCACCTCAAACTGAAACGAACTTGATCTGATATCACCCCTCGAAAGGCTTTCAAGCAAATCATTCCCGGCAGTTGTATTGGGTGCTTCAAACTGATACATCAGTTTATTTTCTTCCTTCCATATTTTCAAAGTACCAGCTGAACGCCTTGCCAGCACCATATTGTCATCGTGGTTAAACAGCGCCACCACATCATGATTGGCATCAGCCAGCACATCATCAAAAGCCCCCGGATCAATCATTTCTTTGAACCAACGTAAGTCAGTCTGCACACCGAACACAGCAGCCGAACCAATTACAGTACGGCTATCATTTTCAGCAGCCCGAAGTTCCGATGGTAACTCCAAAAACCTGCGTTCCCCAGCTTCGCTATTATGTTTCATTTTATTAAATATTATTGTCGTTTGTGTCGTTACTGTCCTTTCAATCAGTGCTGCCAGCCTTCGGTGCCTTCCCATCATAAAAAGCAGCAATCTTATCCACCGGTGCATAAGCAGCCTGCACATAATGGGTATCACCGTTCAACGGATCTTTCGGCAGGTTTTCCAGTTCAGCAATCTGGTTAGGGGTAATACTGGCCACACCAAACAGCCCCTTGTAATATTCAGCACGGCTCTTTGAATCACCGCGAAGCAAACCATTGAATTCATGCTCAATATATTCGCTATCCTGTGCATTTGATTTCACAAGCTTCCGGCTTAATTCTTCTTCCCACCGGTTGGCCCACGGCAACAGGGTATAGGTTACAAACTCCATAGCCTGCTGTTCAATATTGTTGTTGGTAGATCGTTCCAGATCAAACAGCATATGTGGTGGCACACCAAACCACCTGGCAACTTCCGTCACCTGAAATTGTCTGGTCTGCAGAAACTGTGCTTCTTCAGGTGCGATCCCTATTTTGGTAAACTTCGTGCCGCCTTCCAGTATAGCAGTGCTCCCGGCATTATCAACCCCGTGGTGTTTTTCGTTCCACGATTCCTTCAAACGTTTGTATGCCGGTTCCGAAAGCTCACCTGGGGTTTCCAGCACGCCACCGATATTGGCACCATTCTCATAAAATTTATTCCCAAACTTCTGTGTAGCCAGGGCTCCGCCCAAACTCTCACGCGCCACGGTCACCACGCCAAAACCCACAAGTCCGTTAAACGAAAGTCCCGGAATATGCAGCATATATTCACTGCCAACGGTTTTATACTCACCGTCAATCAGGATTTTATAATAAATCTTGTTTTGATACTTAATCGGCATACATTCCGATGGATGCACTGGCACAGCTTCCACGGCCACACCGCTTTCATCGCGTTTCAGGTAGGCATATCCGTTCCCGTAACCAACGGCCAGTGCAGTCAGGGTTTCCCTGAACATGTAACCGGTCATCATTTCATTTGGTTTTTTCAGCAAACGGCTGGCTGTGCTGGTCCTTAAAACCTCACGGCCACCATCCTTAAACTGATAATGTTTCAATGGAAGCCCGGCCAGCGTACTGCTTATCACATTAATCGCACGCCACACAGCCGAAAGGGTAATTGCGGTGCTCACATTCACAGTCACACCACCCACGGCATTATTTCCAAAAGCCTGAATAAGTGCCTGTGTAGGATCAGATAAATTGCCTGTGATAATTGGTGCCGATCTCTTTTCAGAAACGTAATCAAAAACCGGAAGCCCAAAGATTTTAAGTTTAGCCATGCAGCACCATTCTGTGCCAACAAAACTAAATCGGGTTATGTAGGATTGATATGGAACATTGTTTCGTTTCTAACTGGAACAATGTTTCGTTATTTTTTTCTTATGTTTTATGATATTGATTCATAATCGTTTAAAGAACTTATTATAAGTTGTTTTATATTGTCACAAATTTCCTCATCAGTAGAAATTGATGTGTTTCCTGATCCTTTTAATTTAAGTTCAAATTTCATTGTAACAATCTCATTCTTTGGTCCTGTAAAAAATGGTTTGCCATCAGCAGACATTATTACAAGTTGTTCAAAATCTCGTTTAATTATTTTGGAATCAATTGATTCAACATAAAATGCAGTTTTATTTACTGGCATGGCTTTTAGTTTAGTGTTGTAAAATTAATATAAATATTTTTTTCAGTTTAGAGCTAAAATTTAAAATTCACAAGTACCACCACAACACAATACAGGGTAATCATCATCGTTTTCAGCTTCACAATGATTTCCTTTATCGTTTTTTGAATATAAAACAACATCGCACCAATCACCACAACTTTTACAAATAGGATATCCACATTTTTTACAAATCAAAGTACCACTGTCACTTGCTTGCAATAATGGGATTACTGGGTTATCCGAATTTTGTTCTTCCATTTCATTAACATTTATTTTATTCAAAATCATATTGATGCCGTTCCATCAATTCATTTACTTTATCATCCCATATCTTTGCTGGAACTGTATTATAGCAATCAGTGCATAAATAATCAGGTGGATCACCAAAACTTTCGTGCATTTTATCAGTTGTTTTTCTTTCATTACAACATGCACACAGGAAGTCTGCTTTACCTGACCTTTCGCATTCTTCACAAATAATTTTATCGTCAACTTTTGTATAGCTTTTAAAAACTATACCTGCTCTCTTAGCCTGTGCCACCTGATTCATTTCCTTATATCCGGGAAACAATGAATTCAAAATATTATCTTCAACTTTCTTTATCATTATCTTGCCACATATCGGACATTTCTCGGCCTGTATAATCATTTCAACATACTCGCCATTGTTTAAAATTTTCGGTGTGTAATTTTCCATTGTAGTTTAGCTTAAAATTTGACACTAAGTTATTTAAAATATCCTTCCAAACGCAATCACCATCAAAAGTTGAATCAAA